TCATATTGCGTATAGAATGTAACAATTTCCTTTCCACGTGTTGCCTTTACAATAGGCGTTGCCATGTATGCCAGGAACCCGGGAATAGAAATTAAATCATGCCACAGTTCGTGAAATAAATTAATAAGTAGTCCGCGGATGTGAGACCCGTCGTAATCTTGGTCTGTCATGATGAGAATGCGACCATATCGAAGACTTTTGATATCTGTATATTTTTTTCCAGATTCTAGACCAAGAATTTTTTTCAACTCAGCAATTTCTTTAACCATTTCAACCTTTGCCGAACTTGAATCCTTTACATTCATTATTTTCCCCCGCAAAGGGAACACGCCGAAAGTGTTGCGCTGAGATTTCGTAAGCCCTGATAGAGCCATTGCCTTTGCCGAATCTCCTTCCGTGAGAATGAGGGTACATTCGTTTGACTTTGTTGTGCCAGCCCAGACAGCGTCTTCAAGTTTTGGGATGCCATATATTTTAGATTGCTTTTTTCCATCGCTCTTCTTGTTATCCTTCTCGTCTTTTTCTCGTTGAACTAGAATGAGTTTGTCTGTCAATTCAAGTTTGCTTTGAATCTTTTTCAATACATCTTCTGGAATCTTACAAGTCGAACCAAATGCGGTGGATTTCGTTGTTAACGTTTCCTTCGTCTGTGAATTAAACGATGGGTTCTCAATTTTACATGAAATAAATACTGCAAGGTGTTCTTTTACCGTGGATGGTTTTACTTTAATCTTCTTCTTTGTCTCGAGATATTCAGTAATGTGTGAAACAACTTGATTTGTAATGTAATCCACGTGTGTTCCTCCGCGGAGTGTCCAAATACCATTAACAAATGACACGTGTAGAAATCCGTCCGCAGGCGTATCTGCTACAACAATATCCCAGCGATCACATGCGTAATGAACAATGGGTGTATCAACATATTCGCCGGCATACACCGACAAATCGCGACATTTTATTAAGGTTGTATTCCAATGAACCTTGACGTCTTTTCCCACCGTCATAGCAAGATCTGTTGCTCGTCTACGAAATACTGCCAACATGTCTGTTGTAAATCCAGTCATTCCAAACCGTGCAAAATCAGGAACCCATTCTATTGAAACGTATGGTTTACCCTTACAAGATGTAATACTTGGTTTACCCACGTTTGTCATGTTGTCACACCAGGTTTGTCTATATTTCTTTCCTGTTTTGCGATCTACGGTTTCAATCGTTAATTGTTTTGAAAAGATGTTTACTAGTTTAATTCCATATCCATTCTTGCCTCCAACCAATTTCTTTTCTTCCTTGTCATAGTTTGTAGATGTCAGGAGTTCTCCAAATATGAGTTGGGGAATCCATACATGATATTCAGGATGTTCTAGAATATCAATACCCTCTCCATCATTTTCAACCGTAATTTTATCGTCTGTAATGTGAATAGAAATGTTCTTTACGAGTTCAAGATTTCGCTGACGAGTACGAATTACATGGTCATGTGCATTGACAAGTATTTCATCAAATAGTTTATACAGTCCAGGGTTCAAGTTAACATCGCGACAAACGAATGATTCGTCTTCGATAATGTAGATATGTTCGTGTGTGTTTTCAATTGAACCAATATATGTATCCGGAAGAGAAAGAATGTGCTCACGATGTGTATGCTTCTTATAGGAGGATGTCATCTTTGAATGTGGTATTCTTTTCAATGTATATATCTTTTTATCCGTTTTATATTTTTTTTTTGCTTTACAGGTAAAAAAACAAATTTATGTAATATGCCAAGAGCAAAAAAACAAAAGACAGTGGATGTTGAATTTCCACCCGTTATATTCTTTTTAAAGTTGGGGAAAAACTTTCGAGAAGAAGAAACAGTCAATGTTCCCATTTCTGCAACAGCAGGTCATTCAGAATATTCCGACATTTTAAAGGAAATTGAAATGCCTAAGAATACATATGATGAGACAGTTATACACGAACTAATCGCAAAAATTCATGAACAACAAGAATATCCACCAAGCACATGCTGTTTTTGGTGTTGTCATTCATTTAACTGGAAAGGATTTGTAGTACCGACACATTACGATTTTTACAATGACTTTTATACAGCAGAGGGGCATTTTTGCAGTCCGGAGTGTGCTCTTTCATATATTTATGCAGAACCAAAATTGACAAATTCCCAGAAATGGCATCGTCATTGTCTTTTGCGTTCAATGTATTCAAAAATGTATAAAAATCGCGAATTAATTTGCTCGCCAGACAGGCGCACACTTAGAATGTTTGGAGGAAATTTAGACATAAAACAATTCCGCGACTACATTTGGAACGGAACCAAACCTCTTCAACTTGAAATGCCACCAATACGTTTATATTTGCCCGCTGTAAATACACAAGCAACTACCCGAGATATAAAATCATACGTTACATTATCAAATGAAACAATTGACAAGGCATCGCAACAACTACGACTAAAGAGAACAAAACCCGTGCATTCAAACGTAAAAACATTTGACAATATAATTGTTTAGGCATATATTTTTATTATATACAACAATATGATGAATCCTCATGAAATGATTAAAACTTCCATGATGATGCAATTTATGAATATGAGCGGATCTTCAATGGGACCGCTTTTTAGTTTTATAACTTTGAACTTATATGAACGTCTGGTTTTAACATTTCCCGTGTGGTCTGGATGGATTCGTAGAAATTGTCCGTGTATGCGAGAAAAGATACGTGGAGAAACACGAGCAATTACCCGAGAACCCTCTGCTATTATTGAATGTGAACGAGGCGTCACGCAGGTATCCAAGAACGGAACCGCACCTATTTTCATGTCACGAATGGACGCAATTATTCACTATGTGGCATCATCTTTAAACATACGAAAACTAATGGCAATTTCAAATCACGATTACATTCCAAACGAGTTTGAAGCGGTGCGAATTGACGAAGACGTGTATTTCAAAATGACACACATTGAACCCACAGAAGATGGAAATATAAAAAATATGAAGTTTCAAATTTTCTGCTATGATGGAAACATTCAAACTCTACAACGATTTATTGATGCGTGTAATCAAGACTATGAACGACGAATGCTAAACAAGTTGGGGAATAACTTGTATTTCTTTGACCAAATGGTGGACAATGGTAAAAAGAGAAATCAAAATCCTCTTCCAAAGGATTTTTTAGTATACACAAAACACAAGTTTTCAACTACACGAACGTTTGAAAATGTATACTTTGAAGAGCAACCTATTGTAAAGAAGCGTGTGAATTTCTTTTTGAACAATCGTTCATGGTATGAAAAGAAGGGTATTCCGTATACGCTTGGATTCATGTTTCACGGAGCACCTGGAACCGGTAAAACGTCTGAAATCAAAGCAATTGCAAACGTAGCGCGGCGTCATCCTATTAATATTCAACTTTCTGAAATCAAGACAAAAAGTCAGTTGCGTCATCTATTTTTCAGTGATGAAATTCATGTATGGAATGGAAGTTCACTTGAAAAATATACAATTCCCATTAATGAGAGATTGTATATAATTGAAGATGCGGATGCAATGGGGGATGTTTTACTTCGTCGAGAATGGAAGCGTCCGGTTGTTGTAAAAGAAAAAGACCCCTTTGTATTAGAAGACGAGGACACACTAAAAGACCCCATTGATTTGTCATTTTTACTAAATTTATTGGATGGAACATTGGAGTCTTCTGGACGTATCATGGTAATTACTTCAAATTTCCCAGATAGATTTGACACTGCTCTTGTTCGTCCAGGAAGAATTGATATGATTATCGAATTTAAAAAGTGTTCTTTACGTATTCTTCGCGAAATGGTATGTGGTTTCTATGATACAAAAGACGTGGAACATGAAGTCTGGAATCATCCAGAAATCGAAGATAAATGGTCCCCTGCAGAAGTTCAGCAAATTTTATTTAGAAATTTTGAAGACAAATATACTGCTATGACGGAACTCCTAAACTGTCAACCCCGAAAACAAGAGCAAACGGAATGGATAGGAAAATTGGAAGACCCGCCACAACAGAAATTGCAATTATCCATCCCAACGTCCCTCCCAGTGTTGGAAACAGTATTGACGAAATAAGACCTAGAATTGGGATAAACCATACAAATAACAACTTATTAGATATTTCTTGAAGAAATCCAACCCTATTTATTAGCATAAATTTCACTGCTTCCCATGCAAGTCTATGAAACATCAATAATGGTATAATAACGCCAATGTATACTAATACTTGATTGGGACTATTTGCGAGTGCTTTAGGTTCTTCTTGGTGCTCTTCTTCAGGGGCAATATCTGGTATAGGGTCTGTACTACTCATTATGTATTAAATACGACATTTGCTTGTCCATTTGTAACCTTTAAGAAGTTGTAGGATTCAATATAAATCGTTGTATTGTATCCTTCATATTGAATATTTAGATTTGTCGGTTGTGGATAGATGCTTATAACTTCACCCGCTGTAAGAAGTGGCGGAACGCCTGGAGAAGGCGATATGGTTGCTCCTGCCGGAACCGGTGTAGGATTTGGACTAAACACGGTCGACTTGACGACGCACACGGGTGTTTGTGTTACTTGACCCGTTGCAACCACAGGAGGCACTAACAACGTATATTGGAGACTTGTTCGGTTAAACATTGAACCATTTATACTTCCTGTAGGTTGTGAAATCTCATTTGGATCCAACGCAAACGAATACAAGTTTATTCCAGGAAGTCCAACCGAATATCCGTCTGAAAACCTGTAATTTTGTATGTCCCTGAAAAAATTTACATTCTTTGTCACGACACGCTCCTTTCCGTCAAATACAATACGTGCCTCCTGTAAAATATCTTGACTTCCCATGTTATTTGGAAGCGTTGCTCCACTTGAAAAGTAACTATTTGGTCCAATTGTTATTAATGAATTATCAATGGGAGGATAATAAATATCATCCCAGTTTGTGTAATTGTCCCAATCATTTAAGATATATCTATCTTGACGCTGATACAATGCGACAATACGTGTACATAAATTAAACATGGGTATTTGCACATCATTGTATCCGTATTGTTTTTCAAAAAACACGTAACGAACTTGTGTAATTAAAAAAGTTTTTTCAAATGCAGCAATATGTGCACGTTCTGTATCTGTTACAAATATGTAGTTTGCTTCAATATACGGATTGAAATTCCAATTTACTAATGATAAATTTGTAGGTGTTCCTGCAATATCTGGATAAGACAAAAAATTCTGGATGCCTTTATAGGAATCTCCTGGGTTTCCTATAACTCTTTCGTTAAATGTACTAGAATTCGGGTCAATGTCGATAATTGTAAATAAACTATAAATGTTTGTCACTGTAATTGAAATTTCAACCTCTGATTGTGAAAGCGCAACAAGTGGCAGTGATTGACCGATTTCAGTGCAGAACCAAAACGGTAATGGAATAACAAGTTGACGACCTCGAATTGATGGTGCAGGTGTTTGAATACTCGTTGTCGCAATTGCATTGGGATATTGATTGAAACGACCAGGGGCATTTGCGGGGTCGTATAAATCGGGAGTATTTCCAACCATCTTGTCCAATAAATCTCTCTTTGTCTTGTCTTCCTTTAGATATGTCAATACTTTCATCCATTCACCCGTCATTGTTACAATTGGGGTTCCGTTCATTAGGACAGACGCTTCTTCAATTATGTTATATCCTAAATTACGAACCCACTGAAATAAAAATGGTTTGGCATTTCCAAATTCATCTACAAGGGATAACCCAGACCATATATCTGGAATATCTACACACAGATAACAATCGTGTAATAAATCTGCATACCGTCCAACTTTGAAGCGAAACGTCTTTTGCCCTGCTTGTGGTAAATTCGTATCTGTTACATTACGAACATCAAGACGAAAGTGTTCCATGGCGAAATTTGTAGACCGTTTATACATCTTGCTGAAGTATGACATTGACGGATTCCCATTTACAAATACATTTTGGGCACCCACACCTGTTAATTGCATCAAACCTCCCGGCATCTTATTCTATATCGTATGAATAATGTATTCTTGGATTCCGTATATCATTATTTTCATATTATTCGCGTTTGTTATTATTCATTCGTATCTTAGTTTGCGCTATGGTTACGATTGGATAGGTCATACAACGCGGAAAATGGCAATTCGTTACTTCAATCCTAAACACGCTTCTATAACGGATTTATACCCGATTCCCAAGGTTCCGTATATGGATCGGTTTGGTGAATATACAAAAGTACCAAAAATGAAGGAAAATACATATTAAG